TTTATATCACTATCTACTTGACCATTTAAATGCTTAAAATTTAATACACCTGTAGTCTCATCTACTCCTGTAATTATAACGGCTCCCATATAGTCACCACTACCGAATATTTCAAGAATTTCGCCCTTTCTAATTTTAGAGGCATCTGATACATTAACTAAACTTATTTCCCTAGTAATTAAATCTAACCCTGTAAAGTTTACATCTTCCTCTGCTGTTCTAACACTCCATCGTTCAACCTCTGTAATATCACTAGAAGCAATATTAATAAAACGAAGGTTGGCTCCATTTAAAGTTAAAGCAACAGGGTTACCATTACTTATGTCTTTAAGGTAAATTATTGTCTTTGTTCCACTAATTAAATCCATACTGAACTCCTTTATCATTCATTATATTATATAGAAAAGGTAAATAAAATTATCATTAATTCTGATTAATCACCTTGACCCCAATTATCAACACCATTATATTCATCATCATCGGGGGTATCATAAGCAGGTATTCCGTTTAAGGTTTTCACATTCCAAGAGAAGTCCTCTTCAGTAGGAGTGCTACCTTCAGGATATACTTGAGGGTTTACGCTAGTATTATTATCATTGTAAGCTCCTGTTTTAGTGTATAAAATATCAACATCACCACCTTGATTTACAAAATGTAAGTAGTTATACTCATCTCCATTGGCATTCAAATGTGAATCTACAGTTAAATTAGTCGCACCTATGTCGGCAGATGGGCACATAACACTATCAACCATTAAAGCAAATAAATGATTAGTAAATGCTCGTTTACCTTGTAATGCATTAGCATCAATAACTTTTGGAAATGTGTTAACATCTGTTGGATCCGAATACTTATGCTGATTATTACTAAGAATCATCGCCATACCATACACACGATTATAAAAGTTCACTTGAGGCTCTAAATCACTATGATATAGGTAGTCGTGGTCTATCTCAAGGTAAACCCTATGTAAATAGTATGATGACCAACCAGAATTATAAAGCAAAATATCTTGAGTATAATTAGTATTAAAGCCTACTAAACTTAAATTACTAGCTGTATCTGAATATTTATCTTTATATACCAATAAAAAACGGCTCCTATTCACACCATAACGCTTGAAAAATGTTTTACCTAATGTGTTGTTTAGTATATTCCCTTTTGGTGAACGAATGTTAAAAATAGCGTGCTTGGCTTTCCTTAAATAATCAGCAAATATACCACTCTCCCAAAGTAAATTATAGCCTGTATATTCAGTGTAATTTCGTAAAACAGGTAAAGGTAGGGTTAATTTATGCCTGTCCCAATCGTGTATAATCGATGTTATTCTTGTAAATTGTTTATCATAAATAAAAATATTGTTATTAGAGCTATCTGTTAATCGTAACACACGGTATAAAGCATTATTGTCAATTCTATTTTTAGGAACCTCCAATACTAATGTTCTATGCTGATAATATTGTATAGCTCTAACATCACCATAACTATAAGAAGCAATTACTGCACCGTTTACCTCAGGAGCACTAGCATCATAATTTTTCGTTATACTTTTTACAGTTGCCCAAAAGTTAGCATTACTACTATGTGATATTCTATTCAAACGAACCTTTGTCCAATCGTCCGTTAAAGGTGTATTATGGGTGGTTAGAACAGTATTGCCACGATAGTAAACGGTAACTACAGTTTCTAAAGTAAGCATTATTTCAGCACTTTTATTTCCACTTAAATCAATATGGGTAGGAGCATAAAATAATAAACCCCCTTGACCATTATTAAAATGTATTGAGTTCGATGTTTCACCTATGTAATTATCTTTAACTATATTCAAAATACCATTCAAATCACCACTATTAAGCCTATCTCCAGCTTTTGTAATTATTGTCATTATAACACCCCCCTTTCTGTATAAGTATGCCCTAGCTGTTTAGTATTAGCTTGCCCTTCGTAAACATAAGATACCATAACAATATCACCATCAGAAGCTCCATTGATAGCTCTATCTAATTCTAATGTGTTCCCGTTTACATTCATTATTAAAATATCTTCATCTATACAAAAGTAGTCGTTAGCTCTATAAACATCAATACTTTCGTCAGGCTCATAAAACACATATTCATTATAGCTTAAGAAATTATAAGCATCTTGTAGTGTATCTTCAGTAGTAGCCCATATAGCAGGCAAAGGTTCAGTATCCAATAGAGTTATTTCAGTTGCTCCAGCCCCAACGACACCATAAAATGAAGGAGCTAAAAAGTTTACTCTTATGTTAGGCATCAATAGAAATTTCGCTTGCCCATCGTCTGTTAAAGCATAACAAAAAGCTATTAAATCGTTAGAAGTAACTTGTAAATTATCTAGTAAAGGCTCCCCGTTTCCCCCTCCAGTAAAGAATTCATCTAAATAATACCAACCACCCACTAAAGGTTTATTTGTAGTATCCCAAAAGTTATAAGCTGATACATCTTCCACAATACCCATATCAATGGTTAAATGACCACGATAGAAACCTCCATATAATATAGCATTTTCTAAAGCATCTTCTAATTTAGGCTCACTAAGGTCAATATCGCTTAAATCGATAGATACTTCTTTGACACCATAACTTAACCCTGATGACCCAGCCACAAAAGTTTTTTCTTTTCCATTGTAAGAAGCTTTAATCACTCTATTAAGATTTTCAATATTGACCTCTAAACCACCATCTAAATCTAACCATTCTAATAACGATTTTGTATGTGTTATATCAAATTCACTAAAGCCTCTATTGTAAAGCACCCTAAGTTGAGTAGTATTATAAACCGTTCCATTGATTGTTATTTGAGCTGTTTTAGGTATTAAGAACCCATTCATTATAGTAAGTATATTTTTCAAATGGTCACTAGGGTTAATAGTAATAGTTGCTTTTCCATCTGAACCCGTTTTAAATAGCTCACTTTTGAAACTATAATAAAAGAATAAATCGTGAGGGTAACTATAAAAAGTAGCTCCGTTTGATGCATAAGAAAACATAGGTAAATCAACGAGTTGCTGATAAATAATCTTAAGTAATTTATAAACACTAGTATAATGATATTCTAATGTGGCATTACCCTCTTTTATAGTAATATCGTCCCCTAAGTATGATAAAGCTGATGTTAAATTAATAGTCAATGAAGAATCGTTTACTAATGTAACAGCCTCAATTAAAAAAGGCATAGTATCAAAGTAAATAACATCTCCTGAACCAGAAGATACTATATGACCTATATAAGCCGTTAAACCTATTGGTGTAGAATGTTTATCTATAAAAGCCACAATTGGTTTCTCATTAGTAGTAAATAAAGCTTTCTTAAAAGCCCCTTTGTTATGCCTGCTAATCAATAATTTGTTACCGTTTACATTTTGAATGTCCCATATCTCACCTTCAATTACTAAAGTATCTCCTGCACTAACTAATGAAGCATCAGCAACATATACAAAAGTAGCATCATCATTAAAACCAACATTCATATAGGTGATAACAATTTCGTTCACTGTAGTGTCAAATTTAGCCCATTCTTCACCATTATATGGAATAGTTACTTCTGCATCATCAAATGAATACTCATTGTCTAAAAAATCATAAGATTTAATGAGACTTTTCTCGTAATAATCAGGTAGTTCAAAACGATGAACCCCATCTGCCATAATTATAAATAAATACCCTTTACCATTCATTAGCCAACCCTTTTATAAAAATCAACGCTGAAATCAAATACATCTCTATAATCAATAACAGTGTTTACAGTAGCAACCCCATTAATATCTACATCGTATTCATCATTAGTATCTAACCCAGCATAAGAATTTACTAAATCAAAAGAAAATGTAGCATTCCTTTGGAAATTAAGGAACTCAATAAACTTCTCATACCATTCACTTGTTAATATAAACTTCAACTTATACCCCCTACGAACAATCAACGGCGTGTTAGTTATTCTATTATAGGTAAAAGCATTAGTAATTGACAAACCTTTTGATATATTCTCCCTAGATACTATTGAACCATAATACTTTTGAAATAAATTGATACTAAAAGCCCATCGTAATAAATAACCAAAAGAATCCATTTTTAATATATGATTCGATAAGACTGTTGAATTACCTATAATTTTACCTATGTTATCATTAATTAATGAACTTCCAGTATCTCCTGCATCTGCTGAACTTAATGTAGCATAGGTTCCTGTAGGGTCTGCAACAAAACGAATAAAGCCATCAATATTATCTATCACCATAGTAACTTTATCTGATTGGGCTCCAGAATCATTATTAAAAGCATTCATTATGTCTTCTAAATCGTAATCATCATTAGTTGGCATATTCACTAATGTAGTATGTAAACCTCCACCACCATCGGTTCCTTGAACCCTAATCCAAGTATTAGTAGTTAATGTTACTTTTGTATTTCCTTTAATAAAATCCATTATAACCCTCCTTTTCTTATTCGTTTGTTTTGTTCCCTCAAACGCTTTAACTTCTCTCGTTCACTAGGGTATTCATAAACGGAGGTCACAATAGTAGATTGTTTGCTTTGATTCAAATTATTTTTGTTATCTAATCTATCTCCTGATGATGCACTTTTCCCACTATCAGCACTAGCTCCACCACTACCTAATGTTGCAGAAGCTACTCCACCTAAAGCCATAAGCCCTGAACCTATTAACATTTCATTAATACCTGCTTCTAAAAGTTGAGCACCACTTATAGTAGTTATTGGGTTTGCTATAAAGCCCTTTGCCATTGCAATATCAGTAATACCTTTCCAAAAAGTATCGGTTCCATAAAGCATAGCCTTTTGAGCTAAAATTTTAGGTATAGCTGAAGCATTTCCCTCAATAATAGCATTTAATACAGACATAGTAACATCTCGTGTGATTGATAAAGCCTTCTCATTTTCTTTAGATATAATGTCATCGTGTTTTCGCATATCGGCATCTATTCTTTTCTTTGTTGATACATAATGTGACCTATCTTTTAGCATATCTTTATTTAAAGCTTTCATTGTAGCAATATACTTCTTATGAATTCTTGTTTGCCTGTCTAAAGCTAAAGCTTCTTCTGTTACATAGTTTCGTAAGCCTTCTAAATCCATCTGCATATAAAACTTTTTATCATTGGTATATTCAGCCTCTAATCTCAATTGTTCAGCCCTAGAGAGTTTAGTGAAATCTCTTTTCTTCTTATCTAATTCAATGATTTGATTAATTGCCTCTTCTTTAGCTTGCTTCAACTTCTCATTATTTAAATCGCCTTCAATTTTAGTATCAACTTTAATAGCTGTCTTCATCTCAAGTTTCTTTAGCTCACTAACTCTTTTGCGGGCAAGCTTTAATTTTTCAGCACTATATTTTCTATCAAGCTTTAATTTTTCTTCATTACTTTTGTTACTATAGTTATCAAGTTCCTTTTGATAAGAAATAATGTTATCAGCTAGTTTTTTACGCCTTGACATAATCTCACTCTTATGTTCGTCCCACCACTTCTTATTCTCATCAGCAATTTTTTGATTATTTTGATTAACAATATCCTTTGCTTTATCGACATTACCAATTAAGATATTTAGCACAAGGTTGCCCTCTAGTTTCTTTGGATCAAATTGAGGAAAAGTATCTACCCAACCTCTATAAAAATCTCGTTTCAAATGTGTAAAAGTATTACGAGCTAACTTAATCTTTAATTCTACTGTATCTTTATCCTTAAGTTCTTTAACACCTTTTGCTATTCCTTTATCAAAAGCCTCTATCCAAGCATTAGCTGATAAAGTTCCTTGTTTACTATACCTGATAGCATTGGCAATTTGATAATCGTTCCAATCTTTATGTTGCTTTTTTAATTTGTTATATAAATCAGAATATTCCTTCTTAACAAAATTAACTAAAGCTACTTTCTCATATTTCTCTTTGGTATTAGCCTTTTGTTGAAGTTCAGCTAGCTCTTGTATCTTTTTACCCAAAGTCCCAAAAAAGCCTTCAGCTATCTTTTCTTTTTTCCTAGTGTATTCATTGTAAAGTTGGTAAGTTTTTAAGCCCTGCTCAATATCTACATCTGTTAAATCAGCTACTTTCTTTTTACCTTCCTCAATCATTTTATTAAGAATTACCATCTTTTTAGTTTCATCGGATAGTTTACTAGCTACTAACCCGTGTTTTTTAGCATACTCATCTAAAACTTGACCATTCTTAATAGTAATACCTGTATTCTCCTGTATCGCTGGAGACAATCTAGCAACACCAACAGTAAAGCCCTCAAATACTTCCTTGGTTGATTTACCTTGAATTAACGCTAACTTATTAGATAACTTTATCAATTGCTCATAAGATGATGCAGATAGCTTTATACCTTTTACTGAAGCCTCATTAACCATACTAACTGCTTCATAACTCTTTAAACTTGCTTGCGTCCATTCTTCAGTTTTATCAATAACAGAAGCTAACCCCGCATTAGTATGCGATAACCAAGCTTTTGATATAGCCCTTCGCTCCAAAGTAGCTGAAGTTTCTAAAGATTTTGATATTGCCTTATCTAAAACATATATAGATGCTACCGCCCCTCCAATAGCTACACCAAGCTTTTTATAAGCACTAACACCACTAGAAGCCATTGATGAAAAGGAAGATGAGCTTTGGCTAGCTTTTTTATTAACTCCGTCAACACTTTTTTCAACACCCTTAAGCCCCTTTTCCAATTGTTCTAACATTCTAGTAGCACTTTTAGCATCTACCTCAAATTTTATAGTTGATTTAGTTCCCATTCATTTCCTCTTGTTTCTTAAGTTCATAAAGTTTCTTTTGATTCAAATACTCCGTAAATGTAGTATATAAAATCCTCTTTTGAAACGGTAGTTCCATTAGATTTACATTTGAATCACGCATTATATTGTAAAGCTTATATAAGTAACTATATTGTAAATATGAATAAACTGGACATACATCTAAAGTAAAGTCAGCTGTGCCCGTAGCAGGAACTAAAATAGGTGAACCTGTTCTTTTGTCTTCAGGAATAAAACCACACCTGTAGAAGCCTTCATCACCATTAGCTTTACAACTTCTACAATCTCTTGACATAAAACCACCTTCAATAACCCCTATTACTTTTTTTTTAATTCACTCTTGTAACTTAATACCTCGTGCCCTATAATATACGCTTGAATAACAGTATCTATAATACCCATAGTCTCAATACCTTTAATATTCTTCTGTAACAGGTTATAAATTTCCTTAATTCTTGACTTTTCCATATTGAGAATAACTTGATATAGTTTTACCTCTTCCTTTTTAACCTTATATTCAGTTGCAATCCTATCCATTATGTTTTCAAACTCTAATAAGATTAAATCTAGTTCAAATTCAAAATCTAATGATAGATTGGCAATAGTGTATTTAACTTCACCATCGGTTCCTTTAATTTCTAAAGGCTTATTATACTCTAGCATTGGTTACCCCCATTACTAACGCCCCCGAAAAAGAATGTAGAGCCTCTGGGGGCAAATGAGACCCTACAATGCTTAATTATACAAATGGTATAACAATATACAAAACTTTATTAGTATCGTAATTCACATCTACATTTAACTTAATATTATCAAACTCACCTGTGTAACCTGTATCCAAATTAGTAAATCTTGCTTGCTCAGCATAAACACATAAGTTGGTTTGACTTAAGAATAAAAAGTTATTGTCTTCAGCTTCATAATCGTTATCAAAAATTCGTAAAGTTTGGTCGTTTCTTCCATACTCAATTTCAGCTGTAATATCTGCTTTTGCATAATATCCTAAAATACCATTTAAACCACATAAAGCATTCTCAGGCTCCAAAGTATGTTTGATATTCAACTTTAAGTCATAAGGACATAACTTTCTATCACCGTGAGTAATAGGTGTATCGTAAATATAAGTCTGCTTAAAGTTTACATCTGTTCCTTGATATGAACCCTCTGGAGTGATTGTTCCTGTAGGAGCAGGTAATAAAGCCCCTGTAGCATCAACGCTATCTATAGATGCTGAAGCAACCTCAAATTTAGCCTCTAATAAACCTTTTTGCTTTAATTCAAAAGATACTGAAGGTTTAGCACCTTGTAAAACATCAACGGTATTATCATCATAAATAACTACAAATTGAAAAGAACTATCAACTGTTTCAGCAGGAGAAAATTTAGGGGCAGACCATAAGTAATCATTAGCAGTATCAATTGATGCAATATCATCTGTGCTTAAAGGAAACCTCAAGATAACATCATTACCTGAAATTGATTGTATTTGGTTTACACTTATTTTACTATTCTCAATATCACCTGAATTATTTCCACCTACAACAACTATATCACCAACGGATAAAGATGTCGCAGAAGCTAAATTTAGTGTATTGGTTCCTGTAACACCAGTAACTTGAGCATCTAAAACATTCATAGTAAATTTACCAAACCCTGCTTCCATTACATCTATATGGTCTTTTACCAATGAAGCATCAAGGGGTTTAGAAAATGTAAGCTTTCCATTTACTCTTCCTGTTGAAGTTGTGTTATTTAGCTCTCTTGTTCTATTCAAGAATTTAGTTTCAAGCTTTTCTGATTCCCTCTTTACATCTAGTGAAGAAATTTTAATCTCTTGAAATGTCAATGTTTCGTCATAATCTTGAGCGAAAGTGCTCTCTTTTAGATATACAACAGTTTTTAGATTTTTAATCATAATTTACCTCATTAATTACATTCGGATAAAACACTTAAAATAAGTTCCCCTCTATTATATATAGTGTTATAGCTTAAATTATTTATATTTATTCCAATTTTTCTGATTTTATCAATAACTGTAGTATCTAAAAGCTTGAAGAATTGTTGCTCACTTGTCGTCACTATTGTTAAAGTTATTGTGTCTATACTATAATTCATTACAGGGGCTCTAGTTATATTCCAAGAGTAAGTATTTTCATCGCTAGCATCATCATCAGTGAAGGTCAACCCACTTTGTGCATACAATAATTTCTTCAGATTATCTAAATATACCTCGAGTTTCATAAGCTAAACCCCCACCTCGTAAGTTAAATCAAGCACACTTTTATCTTCTAGTTCCTGTAGTTGACTAGAGTTCCTGTTGTTACGCTCACGGTATAACCAATTCGTTAGTGATTTCAATAACTTATCATAGTCATTAGCAAATTTCATATCGGTATTTAAAGTATCTTGGCTTCTACGCTCTAGTATATGCCCTATCTTTAGTTTTACTAATGTATTTAGTTGCCCATAGTCCAAAAGATTATGGAAATTAGTATCAAAAGAAAAATCAGCCCTAACCTCATCTTTAGCTTGTTTGTTCAAAAGGTCAATATCTTCATCTTTATTTACTTGTGGATACATCTGCCTGATTTCAGCTTGAGAAACACTTATATTACTAAAGTTATTTGCTACTAAATACATATTGTTATTGTTATCTGTAAATAAACCCTCGTTCACAAAAGATAACTGCCCTGCCTTTTCTTTAAACTGTATATTAGATAACCTCTCGTCCTCTAGTTGCTCAAAAAACCTTAAGGCTGTTGCCCCAACATTCTTTACAGTATAATCTACCTCTAACCCCTCTGTAGTAATTATAGTTATGATAGTCCCTTTATGTATCGTTGAAGGAACAGGGGCAGTAGTCTCAATAGTAAAAGGTGTTATCACTTGAGCATTCCTTAAAGTTGTATTAGGAGCATTGTATATGTAATCAGTAGGGTTCACTAAAACATTTCCCTTTTCATCGTATATTTCACTTATGCTATGGTAAACATCTACTACACCTAATTTATTTAAATAACTAATCATTCCCAACCCCTTAATCTAAAGTATTCATTAATCTTTTGTTCTAACGCCTTAACTAACAAAGGTGCTACTTCTAAAAATGGTCTGTCTTCAGCAACATATTTACCCTTCATTTGATTGTGAGCCCCTGCTAAGAAAATAACCATAGAATCTTTTGTGACCCTAGCTGTAATCGATAAATACATTGTGCTAGTGAACTGTAGATTAACTCTATTTGTTAAATTATTTTTAGCCCTCTGTTTAGCATAAGAAGCACTGTAAGGCTTATATTTCCTTCCGTAAACATCAATACCTTTGTTCATTAACTCTTTTACAAAAGCTTTAAGAGTATTAGCCACATACAGCCACATTTCGCCAGTTTGGAGTTCATCTAGCATATCATAAGTTTTCTTGAAGTCCGATACTGCTGTAAACATTAGCCCTCCTTTTTAGGAGCTTTAACCACTTTTGAAATCTCAAGTGAATGCCTACAACCAAAATGACCACCATTGATAAATATATCACTTTTAATCTTAAGCCATTCTTCCCTAGTATGCTTTTGCCCTATGTGTTCAGCACAAAATTCACTATTCTTATTATCTCTAACCCCTTGATAAATGTAAACTACCACTTGTTGAGCTTTAGCCAATGATGCTTCTACTTTGTTATAAGCTATATCTGCAACTTTTCGGGCATACGTGATTAAAGCTTCTCTCATAAGCTGGTTTGTTCTAGCAATCGATTTACCTATTACTCCAGAAATACTTTTGATAACCTTTTTCATATCATCTTCAAACATATAAGAGCCTATGTTCTGCTTGACAGATGTTTTAATCGTATTGTCTAAATCACCAATGTAAACATTATTAAGGGTTTTGATATCTCGATAAAAGACAACATTACCTATCTCAACACCAGTACTGTCTGTAATAGCCATCAAAGTATCATCAATTATATTTAAAATTTTTTTATTTGTGTTACTGAGAATCACTTCCTGCAATGTTGAAGTCTTGCTCTCTTTATCGAGTAATCTAATAAATGAGAATTGAGGGTTAGAGGTGGTTAAAGCCTTTTTCCACAATGTATTATAGTATTTGAGTAATTCCTTTTCAAACTTATGAAGCTCTTTATCAATTACATCAGCTATATTACCAGTGAATGCTGTAGCCACCTAAAACCCCCTAAGAATATTGTAAACTTTTACTAAGGTGCTACTGATTTAACGATGTCTGTAGGCTCAGGACAAATAATGATACTTCTTTCGTAAGCCTTTAAAGTAATAGAACCATTAGCATTTCTGTATATTTCAACTTTAATACCGTTAGTTACTTCTTTACCACCGATTGTTCTAAAAGCTAAACGCTTAATCTTATGGAAATAACCAAGAACAATCCAATCGTTAGGGTGTGCAGGGTCTTGATATACAGAAGCATATTTAGCATCACCTAATGTTGCTCCAGCTCTTCTTTGATTAGCATCAACTGCAATAGAAGGAGCAAAAATACTTTCAGCTAATGTAAAATTATCAGCGTGTAAAAGCATTTGAGCTGTGCTAACACCAAAGAATGTATTAGTAATAGTCTTTTGTCTTGAAGCTAAAATATTAACAGCTAAACTAAATTCGTTAGCATCTAAATTAGCTGAAGACATTAAGTTAGTATAGTTCCAGTTGTTAGGTCTATTCACAGCATCATCAACAGGGTTTAGCCCTAGAGGCTTTTGCCAATCGTGCAAAGGTGCTTGTAAATTAGATAAAAGCTCAATAACATCATTTCTTCTAGCGGTTCTAACCTTTTCTAAAAGTCTATCGTATTCAGCCTTTAATTTAGGGTTGATACCTTGAACAACTTGCTTATAGTCTTCATTAGAAGCTACAGCATTAAAAAGTGTTCCAGCGTCAAAACCATAAGCACTTAACTTCTGATGAGGAATAGTAATACTAATCTCTCTTTCATTAGGAAAAGTCCATTCGTGTGTGGTGTATGTTCTATCAATAAGATTAGAATCTTGAACATTACCTGCTACATCACCATAGTCATCAACAGTAGATAAAACATTACCGTCCTTGCCAACGCCTTGGAAATGGCTTTCCTTGTCTGTGTAAATAATATTGTCTTCAGATAGCTTATCGATGATATCTTTACTACCTTCAACTAAACCTGTCACGATATGGTCAAATGCCAATCCTTCAAGTAACTCCTTAATTGTTGCCATAATTAACTCCTAAAAATAAATAAGTCTATCTTATTATAGTGATGTTTTTGATTTTTTTAATAAAATGCCGAAAAAATTTTAGTCTTTATCTTCGTCCTGATGTAACTCTTGATATTTAGCATCGAGCCTATTTAGTAAATCTTCCTTGGATCCAGAGATAGTTAAGTCAAAAGCTCTACATTCCTCTCGTAACATATCCCTAGTGTATTTCAACCTTTTGTATTCCTCAGCACTTTTGATTGAAGTATCTACTATATCAACTATATGAGCATTATCATCATCAAGTATAATCTCTTTATTGAAAACCTTTTTAATGAAAATAATTAATTGGTAAACAGTTAGCTTATCTACCTCATCTTTTTGGAACCCGTGGTTAAAGAATTCTAATACTAACCTATCTCCAAACCTTTTCATTATTTCTTCCTTGAGTTTAACATACTTTTCTTTTGTGCTAAAGAAAGTATTGGTAATGTGAACTACAAAATACCATTCTTCCATAGTATCAACAATAGCATTCAAATGCCCACCAAAGACTTCTAATATTTCGTCAGGGTCAGTAAGCCTTTTCCACTCTGGTTCTAAAAACCTTTCGGGAACTCTTTTTTCCTTTTCTTGATATGGACGGTAGTGTAAACGCCATTTAGTATTTCTTAACTTATGTCCTAAAATCATTCTTTACCCCCTTTACTACTTTCCTTCTTATAAAATGCTACTATTTCATCAGCTGTCATATTACTAAAAGATTTACCCCCTGTAGAACCGCCTGCCTTTCTAGTATTCTTAATTTTTACTTTTACCTTATCTAATCTGTTATAAAGAATCTGTAATGCTTTTGTATCTAAAACCTCAAGCCCCTCAACATCTTCACCAAGCTTTGCTATTTTATTAATTAAATCTACTTTCTGTTGAGATTCGATAGCTTTTTGAATTTCCTTTTGAACTAACTCGGCTACTAATTCATTAGGTGTCTTTTCGCTATCGTCCTTTGGTTCGTCCTTGGTTAATAGCCCCTTGATTTCGTTCATAGAAGCATCAATCATTTTCTTAACATCATCTAATGTAACCTTTGCATCTTTGCCATCTTTGCCTTCGCTTCCTTCGCTTCCTTCGCTTCCATCTTTTCCTTCGCTTCCTTCGCTTCCATCGCTTCCTTCGCTTCCTTCTTTTCCTTCGCTTCCTTCGCTTCCTTCGCTTCCTTCGCTTCCTTCAGAAGATGAGGAACCATCACCACCTGTATGAGGCTCAAATAACATTATTTGTTTGAAAAAGCTTAGTAATTCTTCTGGCATAATAACCCCCTAAAAAAATAAAACACCTATATCTATATACACATAATTCACTATAGTGTCAAAGGTTTCTCTTGTGAAATTAACCCCTTAGCCTGCATTTGCCCCTCTGCTTCATCATAAGACATACCAAATAAGTAAGCATAAGCATCAACTTGATTAAAGAAACCATTGTCTCGCATCTTAATAGCATAATCTAATTTATCAGCTTGATTCTCTGTAGGTTGCAATAGTTTAAATTCTATATTGAGAAAAGTAACATCTACCCCAAAGGTTACCCCAATTATATCCCATAGCTCTTGCTCAAAAGCTTTAAAAGAATGGAAAAATTGCTTCCTAATGTCGTTTCTATAAGACATTCGCATTGCTCTAGCTTCCCCTGATTCTACTTTAGTATCTTGAGGTAAGATAGCCCCCACATCTACTCCAGCCTGTAATGCCTTTTGTGAAACAAGCTCCCTAAATATCTTAACTACATTCATCAATACATCAATATTACCTGTGTCAAAAATATTAAGGTTATCGCCCACCTTCACTTTAATTATCTTATCACTTTTACCGAAGTTAGCAAAATTCTGCTGAAGTTCTTCATTATCCATATTGGTCCCAACTACTACAGTATGAATAAGTTTACTTTCAGCTGTGTATAGCCCCCAAGAGATACTTTTGATATAGTAATCTTGTAACTCAAGTAATTGATTTTCTTCAGCTTTTTCATTACCACGCATCACTATTTCAACAAAAGGTAAAGTAGATACTTCAGATACTGCTTCTACTACTATAGGCTCATCAGCTTCTAAATTACCATACTGCTCGATAGGCTCAATATTTAAATCGTAACCCATAACTGCATTAGGTAAATCTTTAGCTATTTCGTATATCACACCATTTTGCAACACCCTAGTCTCTTTATTGGCAATGTATAATAAAGTATTACTGTTGTCAACCTTTAGAAAAAAGTAGGCGTTATCACCCTCTGTTGCATAGTAATACTCTGTTGGAGACAATGCTTGAAGTTTAATTTTAGTCGTTCCATATAATTGAGTATCTGTATATATCCAAGCTCCTGCCCTACGGAACAAATGAAACAAACGCTCAACTTCTGTAAGCTCATCATTAAATTGGTCGATATCTAAGAAATCAGGCTCCCCCTCTTGATTCTTGAAGAGAATAGACCTTTTGAAATCGTTAGTGTATAAACTAGCTTGGTTATAAATAAAAGCCCTTAAGAAATCAATAGGAGCTGTAGTAATCTTGTTTGCCTCATCTTTATATCTGCTCCTAATTTTCGTTTTGACATTATCGTAATACTCTGCTGATGCTTCATAAGCTACCATACACTCTTGTAACCCACTGAAATTAGGAATACTTTTAAAACTTTTCTTATCGTCACTCATACATAACTCCTATACTAAACCTGTATAACCATTGTAGTATATAGCCCTAATGCCATAAGAACAAGCATCACCTATGTGTGAGCCCTTCTTATCTACAACGCCTGTCTCTTTATATCTATAAGATAATATCTGATTTGTAAACCATACATTGTCCGAACATACAAATAATTTCCCTTTTGTTATCAAATCACGCATAGTATCGTGTATCGTATGTATATGGGTATTATCTACTAAATTCACAGTAAACCCTTCGTCCATAAGTAGAAAAGCAGTGCTATGGTGGTTAAAGGTATGATTGTGCTTAATTGCCATATCTGCAAATAGTTTTCTACCCTCCCAACCAAAAGTATCCTCATCAAACCATTGTTTTAAATCGTTAATGCTTCTATCACCGATGACCGTTCCATCAAATAAAACAACAGTATTAGAAGCCCTATGGAAAAAAGCTTTAACATACGATTGAGAAGCTGTTCCACCATTATCGGCGAAGATATATCGTTCCCAATGTTTTAAGTTCCAAAAGTCTCCTACCTTCGCTTTAATCTCATCAGCAGAGAGAACATTTACCCCCTTTTCTAAATTAGGTAATACCCTGCCCTCAATAGATGCTGTAGGGTCAATCTCTAACTCCCTTGCTACTTGAGTTGCTGAATCCATACGAGATACTTGAGATTCAAACCAAGGGGTGTTACAGGTAGGGTTATCTCTCCAGTATAGCCTCTCAAAGTCCCAATGCTCCGTATCATTCTTTTCCCTAATTCTATACATACTATAGTTGATAGAACGATAGGTGCTATAGATAATGAGCCTATTGGCACTAGAAGCAAAAGCACTAAAGATTTCCTTTTCCATATTTGGGTGCTCATCTGCAAATACATCTAGCTCATCTAAATAAAATTCGTGTATAGCCTGCCCTGTTGCCGTCCCCTTGCCCATAACAACACCCTCAATCTTATTAGACCGCATAACTAATATGGAGGGCTTATGTGAACGATAAATAGCTTGATTCTTTTCCCTTAATTCTGCAGTGTTATAAATACGGGCATCTCTCCAGTCCTCAGGCATAAATATACTATGGTCTAACATAAGGTCAAGCCTAGTCATACTAGAGTTACCTGTCATATCGTTTTTACCCCTATCAGTATCTTCTTTAGATTTATTAGCCACTGCCATAACAAAGTTTTCCTTATGTAGTAAATTCCTACGCTGTCTAAAGGACATAAGCATACTAGCCCCTCCACGCCTTGACTTCTCTACAAAAATATTTTTCTTGGAATACTCTAGGTCGTGAATTAGCTTAAGTTGATTAGGATATGGTAATATTGGCAGTATTCTTGAGTTTCTAGGGTCGTTCCTGTTAACATCGATAGAATAACCATCTATCAAAATATCAAAAAGGACATTCTTTTTAGCGAAATCTTTAACTGCTTGGTAATACCCACTATTGCTTAAAATGAGCTCTAGTTCAGCCGTTCTATACTTCTTATACTTAAATAGATAACCAATGTATTTCTTGTTCAATTCTTCTAATGTTAAAGTTTCCTTTATCCCCTGTAGATACTCCAGCCACGGAAGCCAACTCTTGAGCTGTTGGAAAAGTTCCCAAACAATATCAGCATAAGGAGACTTATCTGGCTTAATGCTATTCCATTTATATTCGGATAAGGTTTCCATAGTATATTGTTGTAAATGTTTATTAGTGCTCAAGTTTGCCCCCTTCTACACCTTATGATACTTATGTTTGAGCTTCCTCTACTTCTTTTTCATTTTGAGCCCTTAGTTTTTTAATTTTCTTCTGCAAATCTGCTTTGGAAATATCAATAGCCTCAATACCTTTAATAATATTCTCAACTATTTCATTCTTATCTGTTCTTCTCCAGTTGTCAGGGTCTAAATTTGCTAAAGCGAAAACTAATGCTGTATCGGTTTGGATCCATTTCTTAACATTCTTAACCTTTGTAGTAGTTTCACCTTTGGAATTTGTAATAGTTTCCGTAACTGATTCCTCAATAAAATAACCCTTCGCACGCTTGATTAAAGTATCCTTAAGTTCTTGTAATAACAGGCTTTTATCCAACTTTACTGCTTCAGCGAAGTCAGGATATTTCTTTATCCAAGTGTAAAAAGTATCGTGGCTAATACCTAAATAAGTATAGATATCTTTATGCTCATACCCTTCTACTTGAATTAAATACTTTAGTTTCGCTAAATCTATATTAACATACTTACTTTTAGCCACTAACGAACCCCCTTCGTAAACAAAAACCATCTACTTCAATATAAAGAAAATATCTACTTTTGTCAAGCGAATCAAAAAGCAAGAGAAAAAATGCCACTTTGGGGAAAATAGAAAAAATGTCACTTTGGGGCATTTCTAAATTTATTTTCTCTTTATATGGTGTCTTTTAGTCTTTTAGGACTTTTGTATATATCTTTATTACCTATAAGTCCTATAAGTCTATAAGTCACAAAATATATAAAAATAATATTAGATATACCTCTAAGTGACATTTTTTCGATATTTTACTATATTTTCCCCAAGTCGCCTTTTTTCCTCTAAAACACTAAAATTAATGATTTCTTTAGTAAATACAATAACTTAAGCCATATTTTATCTTAAATTTAAGAAAATTTCGTATTTTTACTACAAGTCCAATTTTGTGTATAAGTCCACTAAAAGTCCCAAAAAGTCCATTTTGAAAGAGAGGAAAATTTGCTCATTTTTTCGCTTGGACTTATTTAAAAAAAAGTGGACTTTTATATCGATTTGGACTTTTCCATATTTCATATAATAACTTTTACTTATATTTTACATTAGTTACTTTAATTATATAATTCCTTTAGATGCTTTAACTCATCAAAATTTTTCTGA